CAGAGGTTATGCAGGAAATTATTCTTGCTATGCCACGTAAGTACCGTGCAATCAAGTCAAACCTGAAGTTCTACGCAGGTACGGACGCATTCCAGGGTATCGTTAAGAACAACGGTACACTGTCTGACGCAATTGCTGAGGCTCTTGGAAAGAATGGTAACACTGCGGCTAACACCCAGGCTTACCTAGATGGACAGGGCCAGACATTTGGTGGTGCTCGCACTACTCGTGTTCTAGGCATTGACGTTCAGGAAGTTCCTTACTACCCAGATGGTTACGTAGACCTCACATTCCCAGCCAACCGTGTTTGGGGATTCCAGAGGGACATTACTGTAAACCGTATGTACCAGCCAAAGAAGGACACAATTGAATACACAGTATTCGTCCGTTTTGGTGTACAGTGGGAAGAAGAGGACGCTATTGCGTTCGCTGACGCAGCTGCTGACAGCTAAAATATAGAAACAAATTGAGGGGGCAGGGGCATCTAGCTCCTGCCCTCTTATTCATTAATCTGTTATAATTAAAGTAAATATAGGGAGAATATATGTCAGAAGAAAACAAGAATGAAAAAATTATTCCTGCTGTGCTACAGCAAGAAGAGCCTCTTATCTCGAAAGAGACGGCGGAATCATTCCAGGCATTCATTGATGAAAGCTTGACTGAAAAATATGCTGAGGCAGTTAAAGAGGCAGAAAAAGCAGCTGAACTAGTTGCAGAGCCAGAAAATGTAATTACTAACAAAGTTCAGAATTCTGTAGTTGGTGACGGCACTGTTCAGGGAATTACTGCTGTTGAAAATGGAGTTATTGGTACTGGCAAAGTAGCCAAGAAGCCAAATACTTCGGCAAAGAAAGAAGAGACCAAGGTTGAAAAGGTTGCTATTCATTCAAGCAAGAATGTAACTTGGAGTGGGGTTGGAAAGGTTTATAGGGGTTATAACTTGGTAACTCCAGAGCAGGCAGAAAAGTGGCTTACTCGTAATCACACAAGACTTGCAACACCACAAGAGGTTGCTCAGGAGTTTAATAAATAAATGGAGATATTAAGAGTTCCGCCGTATAATACAAATGTTACAATTACTGTTAGTGCACCAAACACTGAGTATGAGTATAGCATTCTTGATATGGCGGACTCTTCAGTAACTATTGAAGAAGTTACCTCTAATTCATCTTCAAAAATAACTATAGCTTTGCCAGCAGACTATGACAATACATACACCATTGCTGTAGACGATGAAGAATACATTGTGGATGTTGTTAGGCCATATGTTGATCCAAATACAAAAGGCGACACTGCAAGCGATATTGAGGCCTATCGCAAAAACGAAGAATTAGCTAGGGCAATTATTGACTCAGTAATAGAAGATGGGTTTTACTACAAGAAAAAGGTTTACTCTACTGTAGGTCTTGGTGCAGATCTATTGCCAGTCTGGGACAATATAAGAAAACTTCTTAAGCTTTATGAAAACAATACCCTGGTCTTCGACTCATCAGACCCAGATTCATATGATATTAAGTATGAGGTTGATAAGACAAGGTTCGGTATTCAGGAAATGACATCTGAGACGATCAATAGAAATGAGGCAGCTCCTAATCTTTTGCCAGCTGCTGGCTCAGATATGCTAGATTTAAATTTCGTTTATAGAGGATTTCCAAGAGGATTCGACTATTTGGTTGTTGGAGAGTTTGGGTATAAAAAGATACCATCAGATATTGTAAGAGCCACAGAGCTTTTAGTTGAAGATATCGAATGTGGAAAACTAGACTATTACAAGAGATATATTTCTGACTACAACACTGACCAGTTTAAAATTAAATTTGATGCTGGCGTATTTGATGGAACGGGGAATATTTTAGTAGATAAAATACTTTCAAAGTATAATAAGCCTATTAAAACATTGGGAGTTTTGTAATGACATGTGCAGACAAAACAGACTTTGCTTTTCCAATGGTTGCTGATATATTTTATCCAATTGTTGAGCAGGGTGCCTTGGGCAACGTAAAGAAAACTTGGATTTTAGATAAAACAATTGCAATTAATGTAAATCCAGCAGGCACAGCATTTAAAGAAGAGGTTGTGCCAAACGTAAATATTACCAAAGATACAATTTTAATTGGAAGAATTAAAAATGATATTAGGATTTCTGCTAGAGAGTCAAACAATGCTATTACAAATGTGATTGTAACTAATATTAAAGACAAGAACTGCAACCCCATTTATCTAGAAACATCTGGTATTAGAAATGGCAAGTCAACAATTTTTGAAATTGCAACTCAGGAGCCATTTGTTGGCCCATTTGGTAATGTTGAATATTACAAGGTTATCCTTCGCAGATCTGAAAATCAGGCGGCTGATGTATAATGCTAAGATTAACTATAGACGATACCCAGTTTAAAAAAGATATAAAGAATATCATTGGATATAGTTTTGGATTTTTTGAGGGAGTTAAGCAAGGGCTTCCAGAGTTTTGGGCCAACGCTAGCAGAGATATAATAGAAAGCCTAAAACAATATATAGATGCAAATGCTAGGGTTGCTCCACAATTATTGCACCACATGTATGAGTGGAATCAGACTGGGTCTCCAAATGCAAGATTATTTGATATTGGTTATACAATTAGTGGAGGCGGGCTTTCTGTTTTTTCATCATTTAGTCAATCTAGAACCATCAAAGCAGGGTCAAGAGTTCCGTTTTATGATAAAGCTAGAATTATGGAAAACGGTATTCCAGTAACAATAGTTCCAAAGAAAAGACTTGTTTTCGAAGTAGAAGGAGAAACAGTTTATACAGCAAATCCAGTTATAGTAAACAATCCTGGCGGACAGGTACAGGGAGAGTATGAAAAAGTTTTTAACTCTTTCTTTACAACTTATTTTGCACAGTCATATTTGCAGTCTTCTGGAATTTTATCGTACTTGAGTGCCCCATCAGATTTTTATAAAAATATCTCAAAAAGAAGCGGTAGGCCACAAGGCATTGCTACTGGAAGAAACTGGATGGCAAAGGCAGGTAAAATCTAATGGCTATTTCATATCCACCTATTTTTATTAATGATTATCTTTCTCAAAAAATACCATCTGCTTTAGGACGAGAAAGATTTAGTGCTGGCATTATGAGATTTTTTCCAACGGCACCAACAGACATTGAGTCACTAACAGAGACATTCCCAGAAGCATCTGCGGATGTTTTTGCTGTTTATGATAGGATGTTTAAAATGCGTCGTAAAGCATTTCCTCATATTAAGGATGAGCAGCTTCTTTACTATTTCTATAAGATGCAAAGTGACCCAGAGGCATTAATTTTTGCAACACAGGTTGTTCAGGACCTGCTTGATCGTGGAGATGAGTCTGCTCAAGATTTAAACAAATGGATTATGGATAGCCCAGATTATAACCCAGTCACTGGGCTATATAAAGAAGAGTTTTTACCAGTATATTTTCACGATATTAAGATATATCAGCTAGAAGAAACAAGGGACATTATTGACTTTGGAACAGCTAGAACTTATGCTGGCAATAAGATAATTATTGACTATTGCTATCACACAAAGGGATATCCAAAAGGAACCTTGATAGAGGGGTCCGATCCAGCGAGGCCACGGTATGAGGATGCAAGCAATGACTCTTATAACGATACCACTATATAAGAAAAGCCTGGTATAATAAACTTGAGGAAACATCGCCCACTTATTCAATAGAAAAAAGAGGTGAAAAATATGGCATATACACGTGGTACAAGCAACAACATTATCGTTGGTGCAGCTGCTCTCTTCACATTTGAAGATGGTGTACTAACTGATGCAGATTTGCCAACATACGTAGATGACGTGTCTTTTAAGACTACTCTGTCTGCTGATGCTGACTTCCGCAACGTTGGTTACACAATGAACGGCCTAGAGATCGTCTTCCAGCCTGACTTCGGTGAGGTACAGGTTGACCAGGTTCTAGACGTTGCCAAGCTATACAAGCAGGGTATGCAGGTTAACCTAAATACCACCTTTGCAGAATCAACACTAGAGAACCTTCTCTTTGCTGTTGCTGGAAAGGACACTGATCTGACCACAGTTGCTGGAAACCCAACCATGAACCTGTCCGCAGGTGATATTGGTGAGTGTCCAGTTGAGCGTGGTTTGGTTGCTGTTGGTCCTGGTACTGGTGACTGTGCAGCTTCTGACCAGATTGAGCGTGTTTACGTAGCTTACCGTGCACTCTCCATTGAGAGCGTTACAGTGGGTGCAAAGCGTGACGAAGCAACAATGTTTGAGGTTTCGTTCCGTCTGCTTCCAAATGATGCTGCATCCTATGGAAAGATTGTAGACCGCACAATCCCAGCTAGCTAAAACTAGCTTATAACTGAATATAGAGAAACCGCCCTAGTTAATTCTGGGGCGGTTTTTGCTATAATAGACTAATGCCTAACAAAGTATATGACTCAGACACCATCAAGCTAATTGACGGCACAGAGATATTTATAACTCCGCTCAAAATTAAATACCTTAGAGAGTTTATGCAGTCATTTGAAAATCTCGAAAAATCACAAACCGAAGACGATGGATTAAATATACTAATTGACTGTATTAGAATAGCCATGAAACAGTACTATCCTGAACTTAAAACGGTAAGTGATGTAGAAGATAATCTAGATTTAAAAACTATGTATAAAATTTTAGAAATTGCTGCTGGCATAAAGATTAACGAAAGTTCGCAAGATACCGTAAAGCAGCAAGCACAGGACAGTTCTCCTAAGTGGAGCGAGATAGACTTAGTTGCCTTAGAATCAGAGGCATTCTTGCTGGGCATATGGAAGGACTACGATGAGCTAGAGCTGTCTCTTTCTATGCCAGAGCTAACTACAACCCTGAATGCAAAAAGAGAGGCTGACTATAGAGAAAAGCGATTTTTAGCAGCCATGCAGGGCGTAGATCTAGATAAGCAAACTGGCAGGGCAGACGAAAATGCCTGGGAAAAGCTAAAGGCAAAAGTTTTTAGCAAAGGAAAAACAGATAATCCTAATGACATTATTGCATTGCAAGGAAGTGCGGCCAAAAAAGCTGGATTTGGCATTGGTATGGGCTTGGGGTACGAAGATTTAACTAAAAAATCATAGCCCCTATGATATAATAAACATAAATAAAACTCAGGAGGAGTAATGGCTGTTACAGTCAATGAAGAAAAAATTATTAAGCTGATAGACGGAACAGAGATAAGCGTTAGACCATTAAAAATTTCTTTGCTTCGTAGCTTTATGAAACAATTTGCCGATATCGCAAAGGTGGCTGATGACAATGATAAATCAATGGATGTGTTAATGTCATGTGTTCAAATTGCAATGAAGCAATACAAGCCAGATCTGTCAGAAGATTTGGCAAAGCTAGAGGAAAGCTTGGACCTTCCAACAGTATACAAGATTGTAGAGGCCGCATCTGGAATTAATCTTGGAGATACTGCACTGATGGGAGCCATGCCTACCAGCTAGCCAATAGGAGTAAATATAGGTAATGGCTGATATAGAATCAAATATTAGATTTGGAGTAGATACTTCAGATGCCATAGCGTCTATTAAGGCGTTACAGGCACAGATATCGGCCTTCCAAAAACAGATGGCTTCGTCATCAGCTGCAAATGCAGACTCTGCTAGACGGCTGAGGCGAAGCCTTATTGACGATATTAATGCAACTGGTCAATTTTCTGCTTCAATAAAAACTATAAAAAGTTCATCTGAATCTTTTACAAATGCATTAGAAAAAAATAAACTCTCTATGGGAGAGTATTTTAGGTTTGGTGCATCTCAAGTTTCTGGTTTTAGAAACATATTTACAAAAGAATTTAACACTATTGAAAAAACAGCACGTGAACGTGTTAAAGACTTGCAAACTCAGTATATTTCTTTAGGACGAGATGCAAATGGTGCATTAAAGGCAATTGCTGTAAGGCCGCTAAAGCTAGACATGGAAAGTCTTGCAACGCAAACTGCTATGAATGCTCAAAGACAGCAAATTTTTAATCAACTATTAAAACAAGGCTCAACCAATCTTTTAAATTTTGGTAAAAATACACAATGGGCTGGTCGTCAGCTTATGGTTGGTTTTACAATTCCATTATCTATTTTTGGAACAAGAGCTGCTCAAACATTTATGAAGTTGGAAGAGCAAGCCATTAGATTTAAGCGTGTTTATGGAGAGTTATTTACTGGCGAAGCTGAAACCAATGCAATGGCAAAACAGATTCAAGAACTTGCATTGCAATTTACAAAATATGGCGTTGCTGTTGAAAGTACCATGTCTCTGGCTGCAGATGCAGCTGCTATGGGTAAGCAGGGTGCAGATCTTACAGCACAGGTATCTGAAGCAACCAGGCTTGCTGTACTTGGTAATGTCGAACAGTCTCAAGCACTAGAAACAACCATTTCATTGACTAATGCCTTTGGTACTGCAGCAGATGAATTGGCACAAAAAATTGACTTTTTAAACGCAGTTGAAAACCAAACTGTAACTTCTATTCAGGATTTAACAATTGCTATTCCAAAGGCTGGTCCAGTTATTCAACAGCTTGGTGGAGATGTGGAAGACCTCGCATTCTTCTTAACTGCAATGAAAGAGGGTGGAATTAATGCATCTGAAGGTGCAAACGCTTTAAAGTCTGGTCTTGCATCCTTAATCAATCCTACAGATAAAGCATCCGAAATGCTTCTTGGTTTTGGTATTAACATTCAAAAAATTGTTGATGCTAATAAGGGTGATGTTCGTGGAATCGTTGTAGAGTTCGCACAAGCATTGGATGACCTAGATCCAACAACTCGTGCACGTGCAATTGAACAGCTTTTTGGAAAATTCCAATTTGCTCGTCTATCAACATTATTCCAAAACGTAATTCAGGGCGGAACCCAGGCACAAAGAGTATTAGATTTAGCAGCCGCAACAACTGGTGATTTGGCTGCATTATCACAAAAAGAATTGGGCAGACTTGAAGAATCAACAAGTTATAAGTTCCAAAAAGCTGTGGCAGATTTACAGGCAGCGATTGCTCCAGTTGGAGAAGATTTCCTAAAAGCTATTACACCAGTAGTTGAATTTGCAACAAAAATTCTTAATGCTTTTAACAATATGGATGCTGGTGTAAGGCAATTTGTTGTAACAGCAGCAGCAGTTCTTGGTGGACTTGGACCAGTTTTAATTATGACATTTGGTTTATTGTCTAACGGTGTTGCTAATGCATTAAAGGGATTTGCTTTCTTACGTGAAAGATTCCTTGGTCTTGGAACTCAAAGCAATATGCTGGGAGATCAAATTGACTATATGACACAAGAGCAGTTGCAGGCAGCGGCAGTTGCAGCCTCACTTGATCAAGTGCATAGTACCCTAATACAAAGATTTACTGCTGAGGCGGGTACTCTAGATGCTCTAACAGCTGCTTATCGTAGAAATTCTTCAGCTATGGCTGCTCTTAATGTAGCACCTATTCCAACAAATATTGGTAAGCCAAGAAAGATGCAAGATGGTGGCGTTGTTATGGTGCCAGGATCTGGCAAGGGAGATAAGGTTCCTGCAATGCTAGAGCCAGGAGAGGCAATTATTCCTAGTAAGATGGTTAAGAAGTATGGTGGCCTAATTAATGGAATGATTGCTGATTCTATTCCTGGCTATCAAAATGGTAAAAAGGGTAGTGGAGCCTCTATGTATGGAGGTCAGACTATACTTTTAAGTGGTCTTGGAATTCTGGCTCCAGGAAATACTCCTGGCTCAAAGTTTGGTATGAATAAAGATTTCTTTGCTTCGGGCGAAGGATTTGGAACGTCACTGATGGCTTCAGCTGTTGGTGGTGCTGCAGTTTTAGATAATCCAAATGTTAGAATGACAAAAGCTCTAGTGGAAGAATATAGCTCAGCACTAAAAGACGATATTCCTAGAATTGTTGACGCTTTGAGATTGACATCTAAAGAAATGGAGCTTGCTGGCAAAAGTACAGACTCCTTAGAAGATATTGTAAAGGAAGCCAAAAGTAAGCTTCAGGTTATTTTTGATGACATGACAGCACGAGGTGGCAAGGCAAAATCTGCAGCTACCGCCATGAAGGAGCACCTATTCTTTCCAACACCAGAAACTATGGGAGGAAGGCTTGGAGAAACTCGTGCTCCAGGAGTTAGAGAAAGTGTAAGCACTGGTCAACTACGTGGAACAATGTATAGGGTGGGAGGATCATCTCCATTCCAGAGCAGAGTTTCAAGTGCATATCGCAATCTTACTGGAAGTGCAATTCCAGGTAGTTTTACTTATGCACATGCCAACGAGGCTAGAATGCTCGGACCAACTGTTCCAATGGCTGGAAGAGCAATGGGATTGCCTGCACCACAAAGAGCAGCATTTGAAGCCGAGATTGCCAAGAGAAATGAACAGCTTAGATCCCAATATAGCCCTAGTGAAATTACTACTAGAAAAAATAGAGAGTCTGGAAGAAAAGCTGCACAAGCTGCTGTTGATGGAATTAATGAAGGTTTCCAAAATGCTTCACCATCTAAAAAAATGTATGTTGCAGGAAAAGATGGTGCCCGTGGTGCTATTAATGCAATTACTGATGCACAAGATGATATGGCTAAAGCTGGAGAAAGACTTGGACAGGCTGCAACTTCTGGAATGACCCAGGCAAGGGCATCTAGAAGGGCTACTTCTGGTGGAACAATAAAGTTTGATGAAAAATCACAGCAGTATATGACAGCTACTAGATTTGAAAAACAACAAGCAGCTAGACAAGAAGCTACTAGCAGAGTAACCAATATGGCAATTGCCTCTATGACTAATTTTACAAATAAGATTCAGGGAGCTTCGTTTGCAATAGCTGGTATTGCTGGAGTTATGACAATGTTTGGCGGTACTATTGGAGAAATTGGTGGAATTCTATTCCAACTTTCTGGAGCCATTGGTAGCTTGATTCTAGTTACTCAGCTACTAATTACTGCAAAAATGAAAGAAGCAGCTGCTAGTGCCATTGCAGACCTTGGTGGTCCAAAGGGAATGTTGGGTGGGGCAGGATTACTAAAAAATATTGGTACTGTTTTAAGTGCAGCAGTTCCAAACCTAATGAGATTCGTTCCAGTTATTGGTGCAGTGGTTGCAGGACTTGGAGTTCTTGGCTTTGTTATTGATCAAATTAACAAGCAAAAAGAAAAGATTGAGGGTCTTGGCAGTGCCGCATTTGCCAGTGCAGAAAAAATTAAAGCATTGGGCAATGCCTTTGGCTTTACTCCAAAGACTAGTGCACTACCAACAGCCTTCCAGGGTAAGGCAGCAGTATCACCAGAGGCAGCAGCACAAGCTTCTGCAATGGCAGCCTCTGAAGAATTTAAAACTCAGTGGTCTAAGGAAATTGAAGCAATTAAGGGAGCATCTGCAGATCAGGCAAACGCTATTCTTTATTCTTTAGCACAACAGTTATCTGTTTCTGGAGCACCAGCAGAAGTAGTTCAGGCAATTCTTAGAGCAATTACTGAGGCTGCAGGAAAGACAGATCTAAATCTTTCTTTTGCAAAAATTGATTTTAGTAGTGGCAATGCAAAAATGGCAGTTGCCGATGCAGTTAATCTATTTAAGAAAGATGCAGATGCTGTAGCAAAACAACAAACAGTAAATCTAACTGGTGGAGTTCAGGTTGCAAGAAACCCACAGCTTGTAAGTCAGGTAAATAAAGAAAACGCTGCAATTGCTGCTGGTGCGTTTGCCTCAGATATCACTGCATTAAATATGCAACTGACAGAAGGCACAATTTCTGCCGATCAATTTAATGCAAAAATGGGAGAGCTGTCTGTTAATTTTGCTAGTTTGGGCGAACAGGGACAGAAACTAGTCCTCCCAGATCTAATTTCTAGGTTCGGACCTGACGCAGTTAAAACTGTTGAGGGTATTAAGAATATGGAAGATTCCTTTAAGCTTTTACAGGCAGCTGCATCAGGATTAGACCCAACAACAGTACAAAATATTGCAACTGCCATTAAAGAAGGACAGAATAGTCAAGATCCTGCCAAGACTGCTAAGTATAAATCAGCTCAGGATCAGCTTAATAAAGTTCTTAAAACTCAGGCCAATGTTACTGCTGAAAATGTTAAAAAAGCTAAAGAAAAGCTTAAGCAAGATCAACTACAGACAGAATTTACAGCATCTACAGATGCTATCCAAGCAGACATTGACGCTATCTTGGAACAAAATGCTGCATATGAAGACTTGATTGCAAAGGGATGGTCAGCCGCCGATGCCCTAGCTGCAGTTAGAAATGAAAACTTTATGAATGCCTATGCAGCAGCTGCGAATGCTACAGCTCAGCAACAAGTTATTGATAAGTTTAGGGAATTATTAAATATTACAAAAACATCTCCAGTTACTGGCGGAGGTGGCGGCGGAACAAAGAGTCCATATCAGCAAGCAACAGAGCAACTTAAGGAACAAAGGCAAGAAATTATTAATTCCAATGTTGCATATAATAAATTAACAAAGGCAGGATTTGGCATAGCGGATGCAATGAAGGCAGCGGAAGATCCAATTCTTGCTGCAGCTATAGCCACTACAAAGGTTGATAGTAAGAATTGGGATAAGCTTATTAATAGAATTAAAAATGTTCAGGCATTGCTTTCTAAAAAAGAAATTAAAGACTTGCTTAAGGGTGGCAAGACTGAGATTGCAGATAAAAGAGCACAGGTTGCAGTTTCTAGTGCACTTAGTACTCTTGGCTGGACTGCAGAAAACATTGACACTGTTCTTTCAGATCAGACATTTACTAATACTCTAGCTAAAGATTTAGAGGACGGAGTGATTAACTCTAAAGACCTCTTAAATAGGCTTTCGCAAATTAAGCAGCTAGAAAACCTAAATGTTGAGCTTAACTTTACAACCAAAGAGGGTGCTGCTGAAGAATTCCAAAAGATATATGACAAAGCCGTTGGTTATCTAGAAGCTCAAAAGCAAGTTATTGAGATTGATTTCCAAGTTAATACACAGGCAGACAACATTTTAATTAGAGAAGCAGAGGCGGTAATTGCTGCAATACAGTTTAAAATTGACGACTATGAGGCTGAACTAACTGGCATCCAAGAAAAAGAAGATGCAATAAATGAAAAATACGATGCCAGAAACAAGGCTCTTGATAAAATAGCTAAAGCAAATGATGCAATTGCTAGACAGCAAAGAAGTCAGCTAACCCTAGCGGATGCTCTTAGCCAGGGAGATATTGCTGCTGCAGCCAGGGCTGTTCAAGAAATTAGAGAACAGCAGACACAAGATCAGCTAACAAAGCAGGGCGATTTATTAGAGCTATCTAAAGAAAAAGAATTGGCTAGCATAAGATCTGTAAACAACAGAAGCCGTAAGCAAATTGAAGATGAAATAAAGAAACTCAAAAAAGATATATTTAATATTGAGGAACAAACATTAGAGCCAGCAAGAGAGCGTATTCGTCTTGCAACACTAGAAAAGGACAGGCAGCTAGATTCTCTAAACTCACAAATTTTAGCATGGGAACAATTATCTGCAAAGGTAAATGAGGCTAAGCTTAAGCTTACTCCAGAAGAAATGGAGGCTATGAAGTTCCAGGCTGGACTAATAGCAGACATGTTAAAGAACTGGGAAAATATTAAGGATAAAAAAGCCACACTAACTATTATGAAGAAAACTGTTGAAGAATCAACAGGGGGATCTAAGGACGCTGATGGCAAAAAGGAAACAGACTCTGACAAAGTGGTGGTTGATGATAAGGGCAAATTAACAGAAACTGAAAAGTTAAAAGAGTTTTATGGTGGAAATATTGCTGGATTAATTAATAACTTAGATGCCAAAGCAAAGCAGGCACAGATAGCAGCAGATAGGGCATCATCCTCTACTGCGTTTAAGGCATCTGGATTAACTACAGCTGGATTTATAAATAAGCTAGACTCTGTTGCAGCAAAAAACGCAGTTGTAGCAAAGAAAGTTGCAGAATCAACCAAAGAGTATAAAGCTTCTGGTTTAAGTTTATCCGCATATATGAAAAAAGATAGTCAGCCAGGTAAAAAATATAACCCAGTTACTAGCACTTGGTATTCTGGTGGTGGATTTGCAAAGGGCTATAGAATGGGAGGGCTATTGCCATACAAGGCTGAAGGTGGCTCAATATTTAAACCGCTTGGAACAGATACCATTCCTGCAATGCTCACACCAGGAGAATTTGTAGTTCGTAAATATGCTGTAGATAATTTTGGTGTAGATAGGCTAAAGGCTATTAATTCTGGCACATATAATGGCGATTCGGTGTATAATTATGGAATAAATGTTAATGTTCAAACTGATGCAAATCCTGATCAGATTGCCAGGGCAGTTATTGGACAAATAAGACAAATTGAATCCCAAAGAATTAGGGGGAATAGGTTTTAATGGCTACTGAAGCTTATATGCTAGGTCGTAAAAAATATCAAAGACCACAGGCCATGCTTTGGTCTAATAATTCTGGCACATTGGTTGATGGTCTCTATGTTCCAAATGGACTAGAAATTAGTTCAAATCCAGGGCTAATTACTGACGAAGATCTGCTTGATCAATTTCTAATACTTTCAGATGATGGCAGAGGGCCAATTGAGTTTAAGCCAACCAGAATTGAAAATCGTAAAAGAATGGTTAATGGTCGTATGCGTTCATATCACATTGCAGATAAGCTAACTATTTCTACATCTTGGGAAATGCTTCCATCTAGATCTTATTATTTGCGTCCAGGTTTTTCACAAGCAACTGGAAAGTCTGGATATGCAAACAATAGAAGCCAGGAATATACTACTGATGGCGGTGCTGGAGGAGTAGATTTAGTAAGCTGGTATGAAAACCACAAAGGGTCGTTTTGGGTGTTTCTTGCTTATGACAAATATTCTGTTTTTGGAGACGATGATGCAGCCTACGCTCATCTAGGAAAATATAATCAGCTAATAGAAATGTTTATATCTGACTTTTCTTATAGTGTTGTTAAGCGTGGCGGCACAACTCATGACTTTTGGAATATTTCGGTAACGCTGGAAGAGGTTTAAATGTTTCAAAATGAAGAACTTTTAAACCATCTACAAACATCTTCTGTAATTAGAACTAACTCTGCAGTCATTGCTGAATGGAACATGAACATTGCAGAAAATATTTTAAAGATTGGTAATTATAGATATCGCCCATCAGAGGGGCCGTCTACAAAATACGGACTACCAGTGTCTGCATTTGATGAAATTGATGACGGCAATTTTTATACTAATGCCACTGACGCTGACATAGTTATTGATGGTGGGCTAGATGATGAAGGCACACCTTTGACCTTTACCTCTAAAAAACAAAAGGAAAAATTGTTATATTCTTTAGAAGATTGTTTCGGAAAATTTAGACCAAGATCTGGAATAAACAAGCTTAGATATTTCAAAGATAATTTTAGTCATTTTACAAATATTAATATGATTAGACGACCAAGATATTATATGGCACACAAAGATGATTCATTCAAATACTGGTCTTCATACAGAACAGAAGATGGCAGTGAGCGTGGAATAGCAAATAAATTAATTAATGGACAACACTTTATCGATGACGCATCACCATTTGTTGTATATAAAAATGTTGTGCCATCTAATAGAATTATTGTAAAAATGCAAACAGGTGTTGGAGATATTGATCTTGGACCATTTGTTAGTAATGCTGGCTCTTTTTCAGATCCGTTTTATGGAAATCAAAATCAAACTACTCCAGTAAAATGGAAGGTTCAAATATTAAAAAATAACAATTGGACAGATATAATTTCATTTAATTCTGGATCAGCGAGAAGGAATGGCAATCCAATTATAGGATCAGATGGTTATGTAGAACTTTCTTATGGTCTTAAGGTTCCAGAGCGATACCGTGATATTTTTATTAAGGCAGAAGAATATACAACAGAAACCTTTTTGCCAGAGCAATCAGTTAACGGCTATGCTTATTTAATTAAAGAGCAAGAGTCTGATCTTGGAACATATCATATATGGATAGATTCAATTGATGACTATCAAACCTTTGTGCCAGAATATGGGTGGTATTTAGAAGAATCTCAAATAGACAGACTAACAAACTTTGTAACAGACCTAACTGCCCCAGTTTCGTATCAAGACACTGCAACTGGTCAAACAAAATATAGAGAGTTTGAAGAAATTTCAGGCATTAGAGTAGTTGTTGACACAATGAATAAGGTAGATTCGACATTTGATCTTGTTGAGTTATCCCCTAGGCTAGTTGTAGACATATCAGAAAAGGTTGAATCTTTTAGTCTAACAAAATCCGCATCTGACCTAGGGAATAGTGGAATGCCAGTTGGTCAGCTATTGGCTGGCATTGGAGCACTAGACTTATTTGATTACGACCTAGCTTTTAGCTCAACAAACACAAATAGCATCATTAAAAATTATTTAACAAAAAATATTCAATTTAAATTTTATGAAATAGTTGTTGATGTTAATGGATATGATTACTATGTTCCAATTAAAACAATGTACTCCGAGGGTTTTCCAGAAATAAATACAAATGATAGATCCGTTTCTCTTAATTTAAGAGATCTTTTCTTTTACTTTGAATCAAAGGCTGCCCCACAAATACTTGTACAAGAAGCATCACTGAGCTATGCTGTATCGATGCTACTTGACTCAATAGGTTTTTCTAATTACTTGTTTAAACGAATAGAGGGCACATCAGAACCAATCATCCCATATTTTTTTATTGCACCAGATAAAACAGTTGCACAGGTTCTAAATGAAATTGCCATATCTACTCAGAGTGCTATGTTTTTTGATGAGTATAATAATTTAGTTGTAATGACTAAAGAACATATCTTGCCATCAAATAACGAAAGGGATGTAGATCTTGTTCTTTATGGAACTAAAGATTTTGAAATAGATGGGCAGATTTCTAATAAGGCCACAAACACAAAGCTTGCAAATATTATAGAAATTGCTAGTCAAAAGGATGATGTTTTTAATGATGGGAAAATAACTTATTCTACAAGATACATTCAAAGATCTGTTGGGTCAATTAGACAAGCAAGCATGATTGATCAAGACAAGGTTTGGATTTATAAGCCAGCTTTGCTTTGGGAGGTAGCAGGAACTGAAAATACTAAATCACAAAATGATGCACTTGGAAATCAATCAAGTTATGTGTTGTCTGCAATACCACTTAAATCAGATTTATTAGAGACTCCACCAACTGTAGTTAATGGAATTATACAAAATAATACTATGGATTTTGGTGAAAGTGTTTATTGGATGACAAGGTATAATGGATATTTTTATGCTAACGGAGAAGTTATAAAATATGATGCCATTGAATTTGAAATTCCTGGAGTACAAAAAAGAGTTGTTCAAACAAATAATAATGGAGATTTGTCTTTAAATACTGTAACTTCTGGAGGCATTGGCAAGGTATGGATTACAAGTGTAAGGGAATATCAAAAATATTTTGCACAATTACCATTTAATGGGAAAATGTATCCAACAGGAAGAGTCAGAATATATTCTGAACCAAATTATAGAACTATTAATGGACAAACTACCCTTGCAAATGGTGCCGTAGCAAAACACGGTAGGGGTCAATTTGGAACGCCAATCGTTAACCATTATGCTGGGTTATCCTCTTATTGGACTTCAAATTCCAATGTTCGTGGTTGCACCATGAAAAGCTCACAGCTATTTGGAACAGCGACTGAAACTTCTATTTCTGTTGGTGCAGCGGGCATCAATAACACATTAGCCCAAACATCTTCTAGAACTGGTATTATTAAAAACTTATTGGCATATACTCCATCATATGAAAATATCTCTAAAAACATTATTGCTCCAGGAACAGTTCAGTCTTCTGCTTTAGTATTTACTGGCCCATCATTTACAACTACTGAAACTCCCACAGACTTCATATCATATGTTTATAAGCCGCTAAATGCATTGCAAAATAAATTTAAACATTTTGGATCTAGAATTCGACTTATTGGAAAAGTTGAAAATAACGAAAATAGTGGTCAAAGTCCAATTGGTGCATCTTCTTATTATTTGGGACAAACAAATAATCCAAATCAGCCAGCAATAATTTCTGGTGCCTCTGGTGGAATCGGAATACTTATGAATCCAGAAACAAATAATGGATACTATCTTGAAATAGTGGCGTTGGCAGAAGACGGTGTTTTAGACTCTTATGAAAACTCTGCTGATTTACATAATATATTATTTTATAAAATTGGTAAGCCCAATCTTGGCGAGGCATCAAAGGCAATTCCTATTAAGCTTTGGGGCGGAACTGCACAAATTTTAGTAGATAGTGGCCAGTTTATCGGACAATATAGAATGGCAAATGAAAAAAATCCAACAGTATATGACCTTGCAGTAGAATATGAAGATATTGGCACGACTAGAAAATTTTTCTTATATATAAACAATAGACTTATTGCAACAGTAATAGACAGTCAGCCATTACCAATATACAATAATATGTGCTTGTTTGTTCGTGGTGGTGCCAGAGCAATGTTTGAAAATATTTATGCAATAACAAATAATTATTCACAAAATACTTCATATGCACTAAGCACTCCAGCAAGTTCTGTTTTTTCTTCAGATGAAATAGATGTAGATGAGGCTTTTAGAAAATATGCTTTAAGTGGTGTAATACAAGCTAGTTATTTATCAAACATTAGCCCATCAGAGCCTCCCAAATATAATATATATTATGAAGAGTTTGGAACTATAATGAGGGAAGCCGCCTACTTTAATATCAGGTATGACAAAGCATACCCAGCATTATATGCTAAGTTATCTCCAACATTTAATAAATTAAAGGGTTATACAACCTCTGGATTTTTAGCAAGTTCCTACGGTGCAGAGTTCATGATTTTCAATGCAACAGACACAGTGCTTAGTCTTGATGAAACAAGTGGAAACTATCTAAGAATTCAGGGGGTAACATTTACGCAAGAATCCTCACATGATCTAACAGTGGATGAATATTTTGATAAAAAGAGTGACCACTCAAATCCGCAATTTTCTGGACAACAGCTAATTTCTTATCCAGGGAAAGCAAAGCAAGAGTATCAAGATATAAAGGTTAGCAGGCTAACACATGGAAGAAAAGAATTCACCCTTGACACACCATACATTCAGTCTCACGATGATGCTGAAAATCTTATGGGATGGATAATATCAAAAATTATGAAGCCAAGAAGGTCTATTGGTGTAAGATTATTCGGTTTGCCAGTTTTGCAACTTGGTGATATCGTTAGTATTAACTATAAAGATAGTGATAGTATAGATATTGTGGCACCAGAAGATTCTAGATTTGTTGTTTATCAAATAGAATATTCTACAAATCCAGATGGACCAGAAATGACTGCATTTTTAAGTGAGGTTAAATAATGGACTCAAAACCAATAACAGTTGGAGAACAAGTATATAACAATATTAATGCCAGGCTATCACAACTAGAATCTCAGGTATCCTCTGTTAAAATTGCCACACAAGAATTGATAGATATTATTGATGATGCAACTCCAGCAGATCAAAAAATAGAGACCATGACTAACTTATTATTTGAAGACATAGGTGGTCAAGAGATAATTAGTATTATTAGAAATGATATTGTTAATGGTCAGAATATTACCTATCAGCCAATTAAAAATGTTACAAGCCTTTACTATCAGTATAATCCACAAAACATCTTAGCACTACAAAAAACAGATAGGGATTACTTTAAAAATTTCCCAATTATTTTATACAACAAGGTTCCAGAATGCGGAAGCGGATTTGATATTGTTAGTAATCAACAGGTGCCAAACTGTGATTATATCTACATACATCCAACAAGCGGAGATCTTGTAATAGATTTAATTAATATGAGGCTAGAAGAAGAGGTAGAGGTTCAGATTATTTCTAAACTAAGCGACCTACATGATACAATATACTGAGGAAAAATAATGATTACAGATACTGGAAAGGGCATTTTAGCCAAATACTTGATTGGTCAAGCACCAGCATATGCTTCATATATTGCTGTGGGCTGTGGCCCCTCTGCTTTAGAAGATGACACCCCTGGTTTTACCACAGAGCAAAAAGAAGAATATGC